ACAAGGACCATGGACACTGTAGAGGGCAGCATGGGACCTGCTAGGGGCTTCTATCAACAGGCTTCACAGCCTGGGAATCAGGACTCACGGACCACTTCCTACGGCGGTAATTTAGAAGTTGGCCCTGTAGAGTTTTATGCAAGCAGAGACCAGTCTAGCCAAGATGTAATACCTCCGCAGTACGGGCAATATTTTTCAAACCCTCGTTACGGTTCTACGTTGGATAACGTAGGTGTCACTGGTTCGTTGCCCGTGGGTTCGGGTACGTTAAGCGGCGGCATAAATCGCCAGTTTCAGAGGAGCTTGCTGCCACAACTGATTGATCAGGCTTCACGGCCCACGGCCCAATCTCCAAATGTGACGAACTACCGGATGGGTTACGAAGGAAAAGTAGGTCCCGGTATGTTAGGCTTACAAGGAAATGTTACGGACGTGCGTAATATTGGTGTAGAGCCTTCAGTACAGGGGTCTTATCAAGTTTCTAGCCCTCTTGGTTTGGGTGGCAACTTTGGTTTAACCGGATCTTATGTTAATCCGATAGGTGGTGATAGTGCGTCGGAAGCTATGATGCGCTACAATTTAAAATTTTAACTAAAGTAAACAAGTCTTTCGCTCTTACGGTAATCAGAGTAAGGTACGAAGACGTTGAGTCATATAAGAGGAGTAAATGCAATGCCTAATGTGATGGGACAAGAATTTCCGTACACGCCAGAGGGGATGGCTGCTGCGAAACAGTATGAGCAGTCTATTGGAATGATGGGTGGCGGGTCTATGGGCTTCAGACCTCTTGGATACGAAAACGGTGGACCTGTAGGTTCCTCCCGTGCCGCTGTCATTGAGTACATTATGAGTATGACGGGTATGCAGGATCCCACGGTTCTTTTAGAGATGTCCGACGACCAACTTGTTAATGCTCAACAAAAGATTATGCAAGACGGTCAGCAGATGCAGCAGATGCAGCAAATGCAAGATCCTCGACCTTCTATTCCAGATTTTCCCGGTGTGGTCCCTAATGAAACAGGTGGCTATGAGTATTTTCCCCCTAATTTCCAGTATCCGTCGGGAGCCGCAGGAGGCATGTCGGGTAGCGCGGTTCCTCCAGAGGCAGGAGATCAGATGATTATACAGAATAGGATGTCGAATGGCGGTCTGATGTCTTTAAGGCGTCGATAAACATGGCTAAGAACCCCCTCCCAAGAAGTAATTTTGGAACGGCTTCTCTTGTAGAGCGCCGAGACACAATACCTCCCGTTGATCTTGAAGAAGGAAGCTCTGCGGAAGTTGATATTGAGGATTCTACTAGGATAGAGGTCCCCGGTCTTAACATTGAGCTAGAGGAAGACGGTGGCGTACTGGTAGAGTTTGATCCTAGTACGGATTCTCCTGAAAGCGGTGACTTTTACGACAACCTTGCGGAAAGCCTAGACGCTGCTGCTTTGTCTTTAGTTGCATCCGAGCTGATGGAACAATACGAGGCTAACAAAGAGGGTCGCAAGGATTGGGAACATGCTTACAGGACAGGTCTTGAACTTCTTGGCTTTAAGTATGAAGAGCGCTCGGAGCCTTTTCGTGGTGCTTCCGGTGTAACGCATCCGCTACTTGCGGAGGCTGTAACACAGTTTCAAGCTCAAGCATTTTCGGAACTTCTTCCAGCAGGAGGTCCTGTCCGGACAGAGGTTATGGGTGAGGTTACTCCGGAAACCGAAAGCCAAGCGGACCGTGTTCGTAATTTTATGAACTACCAGATCATGTCCATTATGAAAGAGTACACGCCTGAGTTTGACCAGATGCTCTTCTATTTACCCTTGTCTGGTTCTACGTTTAAGAAAGTGTATTACGACGAGTTTTTAGAAAGGGCGGTAAGTAAGTTTGTTCCTGCGGAGCAGCTTCTTGTCCCGTACACCGCCACTGATCTTGAGACCGCTGAAAACGTCACACATGTTATTCAGATTAGCGAGAACGAGCTTCGAAAGAAGCAAGTCGCAGGTTTTTACCGGGACATTGTTGTAACGCCATCTCAGTCGGACCCATCTGAAATTAAAGAAGAGATGGATGACATAACAGGGATATCGCCTAATCACTTAGATCAGGAGGTGACCCTACTTGAATGTCATGTGGATTTAGATCTTGCAGGCTACGAGGACAAAAGTTCCGATGGTGAAACAACAGGAATTAAACTTCCTTATGTAGTTACTGTTTCTGAGAACAACGGTCAGATTCTAAGCGTCCGAAGAAACTATCAGCCGGATGACTCTTCTAGGAAAAAGAACCAGTACTTTGTACACTTTAAGTTTCTTCCTGGGTTTGGGTTTTACGGTCTAGGGTTGATCCACATGATTGGTGGACTTAGTCGCACGGCAACCGCTGCTCTTAGACAACTAATCGATGCGGGTACTCTTTCAAACTTACCGGCTGGCTTTAAGACTCGTGGGCTTCGGATACGAAATGATGACGAGCCTTTGTCTCCGGGTGAGTTCAGGGATGTAGATTCTCCGGGCGGCGCTATCCGTGAATCTCTTATGATGTTGCCCTATAAAGGTGCGGACGCAACATTGTACCAGTTAATGGGGTTTTGTGTAGAAGCAGGTCAACGTTTTGCTGCTGTCTCTAATCTTCAGGTAGGGGATGGTAATCAGCAGGCAGCGGTCGGAACAACCCTTGCCATGTTGGAGCAGGGCGCAAAAGTAATGTCTGCTATACATAAGCGACTGCACTACGCCCAAAAAGAAGAGTTCAATCTTTTAGCGAGCGTGTTTGGAGATTACCTTCCTCCTGAGTACCCCTATAATGTTGTTGGGGCAGAACGAACCATAAAAGCCACTGATTTTGATGATAGGGTAGACGTGGTTCCTGTTTCTGACCCCAACATCTTTTCTATGGCACAGCGAATAACTCTCGCACAAACCGAACTACAGTTAGCGCAGTCGGCCCCGCAACTCCACGATTTATATGAGGCTTATCGCCGCATGTATCGGGCTATTGGTGTTAAAGACATCGACACCCTACTGAAACCTGTAGAACAAGGTGAGGCTACACCGAAGGATCCTGCGTTAGAAAACTCAGAATCCCTAGAAGATGTTTCTCTCACCGTTTTCCAAGGTCAAAATCACGACGCGCACATAATGGCTCACCTAGTGTTCGGCTCTTCTCCCATGGTTTCACAAATGCCTAATGTTGCCATAGCCTTGCAAAAACATGTCATGGAGCACGTCTCTGTAAAAGCTAAAGAACAAGTATCCTCGCAAATTCAACAACAACTTCAGGGTCAGCCTCCTACAGAGGGTCAGGCAATGGAGATTGAATCTATGGTTGCGGATCTTGTTGCTAAGGGTATGCAAGAGGTCAAGTCTCTGAGTACAGAGATAAGTGGTGGGGGTGCTCCAGATCCATTGATTGCACTGAAACAAAAAGATTTGGAGATTAGAGAACAACGTGACGCTGCGGACAACCAGATGGATCAAGCCCGTCTATCTCTGGACCAGCAAAAAGCACAGAGTTCCGCGCAACTAGGGGCTGAGAGGATACAGTCTCAAGAAGAAATCGTAGCCGCACGTATACAGGCGGCTAAAGAACGAGAAATTATGAAACAACGGAGCCAATAGGAGATAACCATGGCAAAACAATCTTCAAAAGCAATTAAAAGCGGCATTGTAGTGACGGATCAAGGTTACGTTCCTTACAACGATGGCAAGGACGAAAAGACTCCCAGTGTAGCAAAGGCTTCCATGGTATCTGGAAAGAATCGCGGCATGGGTGAAGCTATTCGCGGCGGAAAATTTAAAATCTGTTAGACATGGCAAAAAAAGAAAAACCTATCCGCCGAACGACTAGCGGCAAAGGAGCTAATTACCGCAAAACAAGCAGTGGAGCGGGAATGACTCAAAAAGGTGTGTCGGCTTACCGAAAAGCTAACCCCGGTTCTAAACTTAAAACAGCGGTAACAGGTAAAGTCAAAAAAGGCAGCGCGGCAGCTAAACGTCGAAAGAGTTACTGTGCTAGGTCTCTGGGGCAGTTAAAGAATAGTTCAGCTAAAACTAAAAATGACCCTAATTCTAGAATTAGACAAGCTCGTAAACGCTGGAAATGTTAAAGGAGAGACGTTATGAAGAAAACGATGACTAAAAAAGGTTATTCTAAAGGTGGCGCGGTCAAGAAGGGCGGCGGTATGAAGAAGAAAAATGCCAAAAATAGGTAAGCTTTCTTATTATAGAAAAGGTGGCGCTGCTAGTTCTAAGAGCAAGGGAAGTAAAATTTGCCCTAAAGGAAAAGCGTGGGCAAAAAGAACCTTCGACACGTATCCTTCGGCGTATGCTAACATGGCGGCTTCCAAATATTGTAAAGATCCAAATTATGCCAAAAAATCAAAGGGTAAATAGTTATGGTTTCTAAACAAAGCACACGAAAATTAAAGAAAGTTATTGGAGGTCTTAAAAAAGCTTCTAAGTCGCATTCTAGGCAAGCTAAAACTCTTGCATCTATGATTAAGAAGAAAAAGGGTAGGTAATGGGTGCCTTAAAAGATTGGGTAGATCAAGATTGGGTGAGAATTGGGCCTGGAGGCTCAATTAAAGGTAAGTGCGGAACATCCAAAGATAAAAAGAACCCTGATCGTTGTTTACCACGGTCAAAAGCAGAGAGCTTATCTAAAGGTCAAAGATCTGCCACCGCAAAAAAGAAGAAAAAAGAAGGCTCCAAAGGGAAAACTGTTGTTAAAAACACGAAGGCTGCTGTTGTTCGCGCTTCCACAGGTGGTTTTGCTGTTCGAGGACGGGGTGCCGTGATTCCTACCAAAAAAACAAGATGCGTAGTGAAATAGTTTAATTAAGGACGATTTATGGACGGAATATACCTAGCAGAACATCTTTTAAAATCTGTCGAGGAACGCAGAACTCGAATATGCCAAGTTATGGTTTCTGGTTCTGCAAAGAATTTTGAAGAATATAAACAACTAGTTGGCAACATAGAATCTTTAGACTATATAGGACATGAATTAAGAGAAATCTTAGAAAAGGCGGATTAATGTCTGAAAAGTCTCAACCCGATAATTTAGTGTCTATTAAAGACGCTTATGTAAAACCCAGCGAGCGTGTCTTGGATCCTAGTAAGCTAGCCGAAGATACGCTTAATCGCTTACCGGAGCCTACTGGTTGGCGTCTTCTAATCCTACCATATGCCGGAAAAGGCAAAACAGAAGGTGGTGTTATACTACCGGATTCTGTTATAGACCGAGAGTCCGTTGCTACCGTATGTGGCTACGTTCTTAAATCTGGTCCTCTCGCTTACCAAGATAAAAAGAAATTCCCCAGCGGTGCATGGTGCAGCGAAGGACAGTGGATTATTTTTGGTCGATATGCGGGTGCCCGTTTCAAAATAGACGGGGGTGAGGTGCGTGTTTTGAATGACGATGAGGTCATAGCCGTTATACAGGATCCGGATGATATCCTGCACTTTTAACATGGAGAGTACCCATGCCATCAGTTAACGAAGAGGAATTGGTCGTAGATATTCCAAATACAGGAGATCAAATCGACGTAGAGATAGAATCAGTTGAGGAAACTTCAGGAGGCTCTTCTGAAGCGGGTTCTTCTGAGGAACATGAGAGCTACAGTAAGGGTGTTAAAAAAAGAATAGACAAACTTACTAAGAAAGCCAGAGAGGCCGAAAGACAACAAGAAGCCGCTATTGCATACGCTAAAAACATGCAGGTTGAAAACAACTCTCTCAAACATCGTGTGCAAAGCTTGGACCAAGGGTACGTCTCCGAATATGGGGACAGGGTTGCAACTCAAGCGGCTTCGTTAAGCCGGGATCTTGAGACCGCCATAGCGACAAACGACACCTCAGCACAGGTAGAGTTAAACAGAAAGCTTTCGCAGTTAGCCATAGAAGAAGAACGTGTTAGATCTGCGAAACATCAACAGGCCCAGCAAGCGCAACAGGCCCAGCAAGCGCAACAGGCCCAGCAAGCACAACAGGCCCAGCAAGCACAACAGGCCCCGCAAGCGAACCCTACCCGACCCGACCCACATGCAGTAGCGTGGGCTTCTCGAAACGAATGGTTTGGAGAAGATGAGGCGATGACTTTTGCTGCTTTTGGGATTCACAAAAAACTCGTGGAAGAAGAAGGCTTTGACACAGAGTCTCCTTCGTATTACGATGAAGTAGACTCTAGAATGAGGGAAGCTTTTCCACACAAGTTTTCAGGAAATGCTCCCACTTCAGAAAGCCGCCGACCACAACAGTCTGTAGCTTCTGCCGTCCGCTCCGGTTCTTCCGGGCGCAAAACAGTTAGGTTATCACCAAGTGAAGTTGCTATTGCAAAAAAACTGGGTGTCCCACTGGATCAGTACGCGAAACACAAACGCTAGGAGATGGTTATGGAAACAGTAGATAGAACTCCTCGCGCCTCTAAGACTCGGGCAGCTAAACCCCGTAGGCAACCTTGGAGACCCCCATCCTTATTGGATGCTCCCGACCCGCCAGAAGGCTATGTCCACAGGTGGATTCGTGCTGAAATTCGAGGCTTTGACGACCGCAAGAACATCTCTGCTCGTATAAGAGAAGGGTGGGAATTAGTGCGTAAGGAAGAGTACCCAGAATTTGAAGCACCTACACTTGACGAAGGAAAATATGCCGGAGTATTTGGCGTGGGAGGATTGTTGTTGGCTCGTATTCCATTGGAAATTGTCGCAGAGCGCAAGTCGTATTTCAATCAAATGAACGATGATGCAATGCAAGCTGTAGACAACGACCTTTTAAAGGAAACCCAACAT